TTCTATTGTTATTTTTGATGTTGCCATTTTATTGTTCCTCTATTTTCTTATATAAATCAACTGGTTATTTGTGCGAAAAATTTCCGCCCAATTCGCCCAACCTTTTACGCTGCGCTCGTGACCTTGCGTTTCAAGTCTTTTAGTAAGCAATCTTCAAACATGATTAATTGCCAGTCCAGCATGTGATCGACCGCTATGTCGCTATTCATTGCCCTACGCAGTGTAATAGCTACCGCGTTGTCTCTATCCTGTCCGCTTAATGTACGTATGTAATCACGCACTTGTGGCAGTTTATCAAATAGCATTTGGTTTAATTGTGCTTGTATACTCATTTTGTTTGCCTCTTATTATTTACAGTTCCAAAATTCTTCTAAAACTTCATTTATGCCTAGGTTGTCTTGGTAGGTAACTGTACTAATTTCATTCCACCATGACCCTTCTATTTGATTAGTGCGGGTGTTAATCCAGATATTTGGGCCACCAAACGCTACTAATACCCTTGCGCCTAGATATTCACCTTTGCCATTTACTATATATTCGATGTCCAAAGCATCTGATAAGTAATCAACGGCGCTTGCGTGTTCGGGTTCCTCGCAATCCTGCATCCAGGCATTGTCTAAACCCTCTAATTGTTTTCTAATTTGTTCTACGTGGCTCGTTATGTTCATGTTTTTATCCTCTCAATTGTTTCTAACCATTGAGTACAGTATATTCACTAACAACCACCTTGTCAACACTTTAATATAAAAATATGCAAATTAATACAAAATATTTGCAAATAGTTCCGTTGCTTGACATACTTATACGTATGAAAATTACTTGTATATCCTGCAAAGGCACTGGAAAGCGCAAAATAGGCGGCATGGAGTCCGATTGTAGGGTTTGTAAAGGCAAAAAAGCTGTAGAAGATGGCAAAACAGAGGCTAAAGCCCCTATTGTTGAACCTACACCGCTAGAGCCTGTAAAAGAGGCAAAGCCTAAGCGACAAAAGAAACAAGAAACTGTAGAAACTGAGCCATTAGAAGCTATGCCTTTAATAGAGATAAGCTCAAAAGTAGTAGAGACTCTATTATTCCCGCCATATACAAACGAGACTATGCACGCTTTGATGGAAGAAAAGAGAATCCCCTTTCCCCTGTGGAAAGAAAGACACAAGAAAAACCCACAGCTATTTACTATTAATATGATTGAAAGAGGCTTTAATCAACCTCCGATTGAAAACATAACCGAAGTTATGGACGTAAGAGCTAGAGCTGGAGTACTAGAACAGTACGGTAGAAGCCAACCCATAGCCCCTAGGCGTGAGGGCAGTATGAAAGCTCAAGATAGAGCATACGACCAAGCAGGCGGCAGATAATGCGTAAAATATCCGAAGCTGAACAAATGGATATAGCTTGTAGAAGACTCAAAGACCAAAAGTCATATAAAGAATTTTTAGCATTTCAGGAAAAGTTACGCATACAAAAACTAAAAATGGAAATCAAACCACGCAAACATAAAAGCAGAATGATGGCGCAAAATAATTATGATGGTTTTAAATTAGAGCCAAAATCTAAATTGTATATTCCAAACACGCTACAAGGTGGGTTTGTGAAATGAATACAAACGTAAACAAAAAAGAATCAACAGAAAATAATCCTAAAGTAAAAGTTAATAAAAAAACTAACTGGATTTCGTTTGCTGATTTTTTAAAACAAGCGCAAGTTCCGCAGAGCGTTATTGATAAGATGGAGCAAGCATAATGTTAAAACTCTGTGAAAAACACATAAATAATTTATGGCAAAGTAGAAATTGCGATGAATGCGGTCGTATTGTAGCAGCAGAACATTTTAAAACATGCAAAGTTATTGTTAATGGTAAATTATGGATTCATCCGGAGAATAGACGGAATGGGACTTAAAGAAATTCACGAAAATATAGCCCATATCCTGAATGTCCAATTAAACGCAGTGCGGTGTTTAATAGAACAGCACAATTTAAGCTCGGCTATATTAGAATGCACGCTAATAGATATTAATTTACGGCGAGAGCTAGAAAAGCTCAAAGAGGTTGCATAATGGCACATCCGGGCGGAAGACCTAGCAAATATACGCCAGAACTTGCAGATAGAATCTGCCGCGCTATTGCTACATCTACCAAAAGCCTAAAACAAATATGCGCTTCAAATGAAGGCTTTCCTTGTCGCGAAACTATATATGATTGGTGCTGGGACTATGAGGAGTTTTCCAACAAGTACGATCAAGCTAAACGACATCAGGCGAACCTCTTAGCTGAGGAAGTAGTAACAATTGCTGATGATGATTACGATGATATGATACAAGGCGAGCACGGAATGATTCCAAATTCCGCAAGAGTGCAAAGACATAAATTGCGCGTTGATTCTCGCAAATGGATTGCTTGCAAACTATTACCTAAAGTTTATGGCGAAAAACAACATGTTGAATCAGAACATAAAGTCACATTCGAAGATAAATTAAAAGACTTGAAATGATCGATTCATTTTACCTAACCGAACCACCGCGCCTAATATACGATATTCCAGAATGGTTCGACCCTGAAAATGAAGCGTGCTGCATAGCTGCTACTATCTATTGTGTTTTAAAGACGTTACAGGGAAATAAAGATGAATCTCAAAATTAATTACAGCGAAAACACAAAATACCAAATAAAACAAAAGCAACAAGAACAAGTAGCGGAATTATCAGATTATCTAAAGCTGTTCAAAGCCTTTGGCGTAACAGATAAGAAAGGGTACTTAGAGCATTTGCACATGGAAAGCGTAATGGAAGAAAACATGCAAAGCCCAGAGTTTAAAAAGGCGTTAGCTTTTATGCTCGGCGTTAAGCTGCCAGAATGATAAACTACAAAGACCAAATAGCCCTAGACACATTAAGGCAAGAAATAAGATTGCTCGTAAAGCTTGCTGCAACAGAATTAAACCTACAAAGGCTTGCGCATTATAATAACTTAATCGAAACATACGAGGCGCGTATCGAAAGGATAAATGCGCAACATGACCAACAGTGAGCGCGAAATACTCCAACGCCTAAAAGATGACTTCCCGCATTATGCAATCAAATGCTTAAAGATTCGCACTAAAGCGGGGTGCATAGAGCCACTGAAATTAAATAAAGCGCAAGAATATATACACAACAAGTTACAGGCACAGCTAGCAGAAACCAAAAAAGTACGCGCATTGATTTTGAAAGGCCGGCAACAAGGATGTTCCACATATGTAGGCGCTCGCTTTTATCATAAGGTTACGCAAAACTTTGGCATCCAAGCTTTTATCATGGCACATGAGAAAGATGCAACAGATAATTTATATGCTATGGCTCGAAGGTACTATGAACATACTCCGGATATAATCAAGGCAGCGGTATTTAAATCAAACGCCAAGGAATTAGTATTCGGTGCGTTGGACTCTGGTTATAAGTTGGGTACAGCAGAGAATAAAAAGGTAGGGCGCTCTGCAACCATACAATTGCTACATGGCTCTGAGGTTGCATTCTGGAACAATGCTGACGAACACGCTAAGGGTTTGTTACAAGCGGTGCCTGATGGCGATAACTCGGAAATAATACTAGAATCCACCGCTAACGGTGTTGGCAATTTCTTCTATCAAGAATGGCAGAAAGCAGAGAGCGGCGAATCCGACTACATTCCAATATTTGTTCCGTGGTTCTGGCAAGATGAATACAAGCGTAGCATAGATGATGATTTTGCAATTACTCCGGAAGAATTAGAACTATCTAATCTCTACAAGCTAACCTATGAGCAAATATACTGGCGGCGTAGAAAGATAATACAGCTATCTGCTAACGGCATAGACGGCGAGAAAGCATTTAAACAAGAATATCCTTGTAACCCTAATGAAGCATTTCAATTAACAGGCGAAGATAGCTTTATTGATTCTGATATTGTAATGCGTGCTAGAAAAGCACAAGGAGTAGAAGGTTATGGACCTTTATTGGTTGGCTGTGATCCTGCTAGGTTTGGTGATGACCGTACATCAATTGCTATACGACAAGGGCGCAAAGTATTGTCTTTGCAGAGCTATAGCAAAAAAGACACCATGGAAGTTGCGGGCATTCTTTATACGCTTATTAATAAAGAAAATCCGGCGAAAGTCTTTGTTGACGTTGGCGGTCTTGGTGCTGGCGTTGTTGATAGGCTCAAAGAATTGGTTAATCCTGATATTGTTATCGCTGTTAATGCTGGTGATAAGCCCCTGGATGCAGATAGATATAGAAATAAAAAAGCGGAAATGTGGGCGACAATGAAAGACTGGTTAAATCAGTTTCCATGTAAAATACCTGACGACAATGAGTTACACGCCGACCTTTGTGGTATAAAGTATAAGTTTGATTCAAATACTAGATTAGTCATGGAATCCAAGGATGACATGAAAAAGCGTGGCGTTAGGAGTCCTGATTGTGCAGAGGCAATGATGCTAACCTTTGCTATGCCAGACTCTGCAATAGCATCTAGTATTAGGAATGAACAAAACGATATTGTAAGCAGCTTGGCTGATAGCTTTAATCAAAAAGTAAATGCTATAAATAATGCAAGGAGATAACTATTATCATGGACATGCAGCAAGACAGTGCAAGCAAAGACGACATCCTATTAACGCAAATCAAAAAAGATATAGAAAACTCTTACCAGTATTTCCAAGATAACTACAAACGATATAACGAGTTCTATACCTTTGTATTTAAAACTGCATTAGATGACGCAGACATTGAAAAGCTAAAACGCCTACAAAAGCCGCCCATAGAGTTTCCAATCTTAGAGGCCTATATCTCTAGGCTTAAGGGCGAATTTGCCAAACAAGCCCCACAGATTGACGTACACGCAGCGGAAGGCCTATCAATCCAAAAGTCACTAGATGAACAATACGTAAAACTATTAAAAGTACTGCAAGCACATCTTAATGAGATATTCTTCGAAGCCAATAACGATGAATTCCAATATGACATTTATTCCGATACCTTGGCCGGTGGTTTCTCTGTTGGCAAAGTAACTACAGATTACATTAATGAAGAATCATTCATGCAAAGGCTTGGAGTTGAAAGAGTTTTCAATCCAACGCTATGCGGCTTTGACCCGTTAGCTACCAAGTCACACAAAGGTGATGGGCGTTATTGCTTTGAGCTATATCCCATGACTAAAGATGAATTCGAAGCAGAGTTTGGCAAAGACAAAGCAAAAGACTTTAAGTTTTCCCGCTCAGTGAAGGGGTTTAACTGGACGTATAAAAACCTACAGGAACAAATAGTTTTAGTTGCAGAATATTGGGTTAAGAAAGTCAAAAATGTTAGCTTGTTTAAGCTAGCTGATGACCAAATCATGACAGAATCCCAATACAATCAGTTTCTAAAAGATTGGCAAGAATCCGGAACTATTGAGCAAGCCCCTGTTGTAGTTGAAAAACGAAAGTCTACTAAAACATCCATTTGGCGCTATCGTTTATGCCATAACGAAATACTAGATAGCGAAGAAACGTTTTATCCG